CCAAATTGAGGTTCAACATGATAAGGACAATTTCCTTTCAAATGCTTACAATTTTCATGTGAGCAAATCTGAAGATCTACTTCTCGTAACTTCATTCCTTCTAATATTGATTCTTGGTTCAATCGATGAGTATCAAAATCATCAATCGCCCATTGAATACACTCAGCCATGGAAACATCGACCATCAATTTGCCATTATATGTAATAGGTTTATATCCTGCTACAACTGCAAGTTCAGCCGGTTTTACGGCACGTTCAATGGTAACAGTCCAAATATCGTCAAACATTGGGGGATTATAATTTCCCTCAGCATCTGTATAATGCTTCCGGACTAATGCGGAATCAACACCACAAGGTATTCCATCTTGAACACGTTGAAATTCGGGTTTTGCCTTCACTGTGATACACACAAGACGACGTTGAATAGAGTATGGACAATTGGAATACAAACCAGCATCCAAATTCTTTTTATTAGTCGTTGCGACTGCAATCCAAGGTTCTACAAAACATTTTCCTTTAGCCTCAAGTTCAGCTTTAGGTGCATAATACATTTGATTATTAATAACATCAATGATTGCTCTTGTCGGTGGTTTCTCAACGAAATTCGACTTATCGTTCGAAATGTCATCAAAAATCATCACTAATTTATCAGAGGTCCAATTGGACATGAATTTATCACCTGCGTTATATGCACAACGATACTCTTTGCTAGTAGGCATACCTTGGCTTGCAAGAACAGCGTCAATAAGCTGATCTCCAAACGTAGTTTTACCTTGACTACTCTCTCCAAAAAGTTCAATAGCCCAAGGGGCATGGCGAACTCCTGACGAGATTTTCATAGCAACAAAATCATTCTGCACAATCAAAATCTTTTGGTACTTGTCCATAACTAATTTCTTCTCAGGCCCTCGTAAAGACTGAGATAAATTTAAAAGAGATGTGGACAACCTATTTAGGCGTTTCTCAAATTCTTGATCTGATACTTCTGCAAATTTCTTAAGATTACCATTCTTGACTAAATCATACCATGCCATGACCTGAGCGAACTCTTGGTCAAGCTCCATGGCAGTCCTATCGTTGACAAGCAATGGTCTCAATGACCCTGATTGATA